AAACAATGGTCAAAAATATGAAAGGTAAACAAAAGTATTATTATAATGGAGTTTATAGCTCTATTGATATGAGTACATTACCTAAACAAATGGATGTCGAGGTGTTTTTAGATATCGGTGAAAACTCTAATAGTAGTAAAATACAAAAGTTAGGAAAGATAGGTGCAGAAATTTTACCTGCTCTTAATAATCAAGGTATGGGTTTGGTTATAAAGCCAGAAGCAGCAGCAGTGCTTGCTACTCAACTTATTGAATCAATGCAAATGGATAGTAATGATTATCTAGAAGATTATATGACCGAAGAGTTTAAACAAAAAGCAGCTGAAGATATGGAAAATAATTCTAAAGTTCAAGAGAAATCTAAAGAATTAGAAAATCGTAAACTACAGGCAGATGCAGCACTTGCTGAGTCTAATGTAGCTTATACAGATGCTCAAAGCAAAAACACAATGGATGATAATTCTAAACAATTGGCAGTGTCTATTGATAAACACTTTCAAGAGTGGGCAGATCTTGCTATTAAGGCAAAGAAAGAAGGTGCAGAAATAGCCCCGCATCCTGATTATGCAAATATAATTATGATGGCAAGAGAACTATTAAACCCCAGTCCGCCACCACAGGAACAACCTATGGAACAAGGACAACAGCCAATGATGGAACAACCACAGGAGATAAATTAATATGGCACATTCAACCATATCAGCACTAGGTGTTGGTGGAACTCAAGCTGGCACAGGAGTTACAACTGCTGCTAGCACTAAGCAAGTTATATTTGCTAATGAAACAAATGCAGATGTAAAACTAGACTTAAAAACAGACGGTACAATTACTGCAGGTGATACTGAAATATTAGTTAAAGCTAATTCATTTAAAACATACGATCATAAAGGGGCACACGGTGTTTGTATAATGGAAAATGTAAAATCAGGTCATGGAACTGCAGCAATAGCTGGTCAGGAAGCAGAAAATCTTAAAGATACAGGATTAGCAAATAGAAAAGACAGAATCTACATAATGCATAGAGTGTAGATATGGATAAGTATAAGCAGACAGCTGAGAAGAGGCTGGGCAATACTAAATCATACGGACATCATAAAGTTCACCCTGAAGAATTAGCAAGACAGGCACATACAAAAGGTCATTTTGCTTCTCAAGAAAGGGAGAACTTCTTTGATGAAGTATACGGTGAAGTTCTTGTAGACTACTTTTTAGAGTGGCTTAAGACTGAATCACATGAAACTAAAACTCGTGAGTTCCTCTACTCTTCGGCAATGGCACTAGGTAGTGTTAAGTCGAAAATGATAGGCTTCGAGATGTACGGAAGAAACGTACCACATATACAGGAGGACAAAGATGTATGAAATAAATTATAAACAATTACTATCTAACTACGAACAAATGATAAACACACTTGAGTATGACTCAATGCGTAGTGGTGGTAAAGCTAAACTTAATGCAGACACTTTAAATAGCTTATATGCTATGAAGGCTATGTATGAAAAAAATATTAAACCTGCCGAAAAGGAGGTAAAGAAGAATGGAAAATAATACCGAAGCAAATGTAGGCTCTACCCAATCAGATGACTCTATAGCAACGGATAGTCGAACAGAAGAACAAATGCTGGCTGACATTATGGCGAACTCCGAGTTCACTGAATCTCTACCCGATGAGCAAGTTCCTGAGTTAGACACGGAGGAAGATACAGAAGACCCAGACGTAGATGAATCCGAAGTTGAAGAAGTTGAAGAAGAAGTCGAGACAGATGAAGAAGAAACAGAAGCTGAGGATGATACGTCTACCCAAGAATCTGAAGTTTATTCTACAGAAGACTTAGACTTAGATGCAAAGGTAGCCATTAAAATAGATGGCAAAGAAACTGAAGTGTCGTTTAGTGATCTTATTAAAGGTTACTCTACTGAACAACATCTTTCTAATAAGGGTCGAGAACTTGGCGATGCAAGGAAACAATTAGATGAAGAATATGAAACGAAGTTTAAAGAGATAAATAGTCTCGGACAAGCTTCAGCTTCTATATTGTACCGAGAAGAACAAGCGTTGGCAAAAGAATACCATGAGATAGAAACTCTAATAGAGCAAGCTAGAAAAGATGGTGATACGTATGAAGTTAATGAACTAAAAGATAAACGTGAACAATCTCAAAAAAACTATTGGCAAGCCAGAAGTAATAGAGAAGGTTTAGTAAAAAACGTACAATCCCAAGTTGAGCAACAGACTACTAAACAATGGAATGAACAGCTAGAGCATTTTAGTAAAGCTATTCCAGATATGATACCTGACTTCAATGAGAAGACAGCTACAGCAATAAGAGAGTTTGCTATTAGCGAAGGTATAGCACCAGAAATACTAGACACTATCGTTGATCCTGTGATTGTGAAATTTGTAGATGACTACAGACGACTTAAACAAGGAGTAACTAAAGGTACTGCCAAACGAAAAGCTACAGTGGTTAAAAAAGCCCCTATAAGAAAATCTAAAACTAAGACTCAAAAAACAATAGATAAAGAGTCTAAGATAAGAAATAGGGCTTTTTCAGAGGATTCATCCGATGATGACCAAATGGCGTTTCTTCGAGGACTTGCAAATAAATCATTAAACTTATAATACCTCGGAGGGTATACAATGACGAATATATTAGGCGTAAGGGGAACTGGCGGACCACAAGGTCCAACTAGGGGTACAGGCAAAGATGTCTCACAAAGAGAAGATCTTGCAAACTTTATTACGATGATTACAAGGGATGAAACTCCTTTTATGTCATCAATCGGAAAAGCAAAAGCAACTGCTATCTACCATGAGTGGCAGACAGACCAGTTAGAAGCTCCTGGAAACTCAAGAGTTGGTGAAGGTACTGATTACCTTCAGCCTGCAGCTAATGGCGGTACTGCAAATCCAGCAGTTGGAAATAAGTTTGCTCAAGATGGACCAAATAGAACCAGACTAGGTAACTACACACAGATAAATGGTAAGACTATTGCTGTGTCAGGAACTAGAAGAGCAGTCGATCAAGCTGGTGTTGCAGACGAATATGCATATCAGTTAAAGAAAAGAGGAACTGAGCTAAGACGAGATGTTGAATTTGATATGATTCATTCTTATAACATTTCTGGTGCAATTGCTGTTCAAAACGCAAACGCAAGAGCAGCTGGTGGCTTTCAATCATTTATTAATAGTCCAAGCACTGTTAACTATGTAGGTCAATTCACAGCTCCTTCAGCAGCTACTGCTGGTGCAGTAGGTTCTGGTAATGATGCAAGCGGTACAGACACTGTTCGTACAGGAGTAACTGGTACTGCTGCAGCAACTAGAGGTTCTTTATCACTTTCAGAAATTGATTCTGTAATGCAGAATATCTATGAAGAAGGCGGTAAGGCAACTAAAGTTATGTTATCACCAAAGTTAAGAAGAGATTTCTCAGACTTAATGATCAGTGATACTGGTGTTGTAAGAAACATCGATGAGAAAGGAAAGTTAAGGCAGTCAGTAGACGTATATATGTCAGACTTTGGCGATCTTATGGTAGTTCCAAACTATATTATGGGTCTTACTAATAATCATTTCTTCTTAGGATCTAATGGTGTTGCTCAAACAGGTGCTGGTGTAGTAGATGTTGCTAACTTTGCAGCACTTATCTATGATCCACAGTGGTTTGCTATGGCTACATTAAGACCCCTAAAAGAGGTTGATGTAGGTCAGCAAGGTGATTCAACTAAAGGAATGATGGTTGAAGAGTCAACTCTAGAAGTACGCAATCCATTAGGTTGTGGTGCTATCTACGGTTTAGCTTAAAGGTTAATTAACCTAAGGGGAAGGTCAAACAGGCACATGCCACTGGCTTTCCCCTTTTTTATATTAGGAGAATAGAATGAAAAAGACTTTAAAAGATAAAGCTAAAGGTTTTTTTACAAGTTTGTTTACTAAAAAAAGTAATGCACAAAAAACAATAGATGCTAAAAATAATTTAATGAAAAATTCTAAACAAACTAGAATGAATAAAGTTAAAAACACTGTTAAAAATAATAAAAAGAAAATAGCTGCAGCAGTTGTAGTTCCTACTGCAGTAGCTGTTGGTGGTAACGCATTAAAGAAAAATGAAAAACCACCAGTACCTAAAAGAAGACCTAAAAGTATTAAGCCAAAAAATTACGGATTAGGCGGTACAGATGATCTTTCAAAATCTAAGGTAAAGCAAGGACCACCAAAAGGAATTGCAAAGAAAGCACCAGTAAAAAAGAAAAGCAAGAGTAATATAAGTGGTAGTAGTTCTTATGATGCAGACTTTACTAAAAAAGGTTTAGAAAAGAGAGGTCTAAGTCCAAAGGCTCGTATGTCTAAAGAAAACTTAGCTAAAACTACTTCGGCTAAAAATAAAAAGAATGCCGCAGGTCAAGACTTTGGCGGTAAGAAAAAGAAAAAAGCAGGAGCAGCTTTTTATGAATCCAACGGTGGTAAAATAAAAATGGCTAAAGGCTACAGCAAAGGCGGTTCAGTCTTTACAGGTAGATAAATAACAGGAGGTATTAAAATGCAATACATTGAACACAAGTCAGCTGCAACACCTGCAGTAGTGACATATGTGCCAGTCAATCTTTGCACCTTTCTAATCGCAGAAGCAGTAACATCGGTTGCAGGGAATAGCGGTACAAAGACAGGTGCAACAAGAAAGGTAACACACTTTTCACCACTAGCCTCTGGAGGAGTACCAACAATTCCATCAGCTATACTTGCATCAGGAGTAGGAGCTAGATTAGGATTCTTTAATAAGAATGGACACTTTAACCCTATGACAGATATCAGTATTGGACCAGCTTAAAGGAGATTGAGGACATGGCTAAAGAAAATAACTTTGTCTTCTCAAGTGCAACTGTAGATCAAGGTAAAGGCATAAACGCTGGATTTGATCTACAGAGTGCTGAGTGGGAAGCAAAGCAAGATATAACACAATATAAAGAAAACGCTAAATTAGATAGAGACAAAGAATCTTACTTTGGAAGAAGTAAAGGTGGATA